GCACGACCTTCTTCTCTCCACTCACAGAGGCCAACGGCTCGAAGCCGCCGCTGCGCGTGTCATCGAACTCGAGGTAGTAGGCGTTGACATTCTCGCGGGCAAGCAGTGTCTCCGCTACGCTGTCATACGCGCCGGAGCTGGCATAGGTCGAGTGGAAGTTGCCGCGGCAGACGTGCGTATTGATAACAAGGTCGTCCGGCTTACCGCTGATCGCCATGTTGTTGACGGTCAGCATCTGCTCCTTGATCTCCTCGAGACCCTTGGCGTCGGTGTCGAAGATCATGCAGGCGCGCGGGTCGACCAGCATCCCCCAGCTGCAATCGTCGAATTGGAGATTGCGGCAGCCTGCGGCGTACACGTCTGCAATGACCTTGCGGTAGCCCGCGGCGAGGTCATCCATCAGCTCCTGCACGGAGGGGTAGAACCTCTTTGTATTCTCCATCGCAAAAGGCATGACCATCTGCTCCAGAAACTGCGCGGGCGCGGGGATGGTCAGCTTGGCGACGGTGTTCTCATCTTCGAGCGCCTTGACAAATCGGAAGTGTTCGACAAAGGGATGCTCGTCCACGCTCACCTTTCCCGTAAGATAGGTGTCGTCAAGCATCGCGGCCTCGCCCTGGAACGGAAGTCCGGTCTTGGTCGGTGTGTGGCCGACGCCGTGGAAGCCCCACATGAAATCGAGGTGCCAAGTTGCGCGGCGGAACTCACCATCGGTGATGACGTGGTAACCCGCCGCTTTCTGCTTGGCGACGAGATCGCGGATGGCGTCGTCCTCCACGGCTTTGAGCGCTGCGGCGTCGATCCTGCCGCCCTGAAAGTCGGCGCGCGCCTGCTTGAGTGCCGCGGGGCGCAGGAAGCTGCCGACGTAGTCGTAACGGAACGGAGTGTTGGTCTTATTCATGCTCTTGCTCCTTTGCAGTTGAAATTTGCCCTGATTATACGGCGACGGATCGGGCAAGTCAAGTGGATGCTGACCGATAATACGCACGGAGTACATACATAATATCCATAGTGTGACCAAGGTATAAAGGGTAAAAATAAGGGTAGAGGGCGGATAAGAAAAGAAAAAATCCTTGAAAGCTCAATGCTTTCAAGGATCGATCATGGTGCGCGAGGCGGGACTTGAACCCGCACGTCCGTGAAGGACACTAGAACCTGAATCCCCGTCTGCCTTACTACTTCTGAGAACTCAAGTTTTTCTTACACCAGCTATTCCCCAAGGTGATTAGCTCTAACTTCTCATTAGAACTATCTATTGGACGTGTCTATTATACCACCAATTCTATTTTTGTCAACAAAAAAAGGGTTATGGCTTTTAACCATAACCCTTTTTTATTACCCCTCTAACTCAGCCAATTCAGCTTGAAGTTTAGCAATCATTTCTTTCTTTTTCTCAATGGTTTTGAGTTTCTTCTTATCCTTACTCTGTTCCGCAATAACTGCTTTAACTTCATCCTTCTCTAAGAACTCTTTAACAAGGTTGCCAATCACACTAGTAGGGGTAGCACCTTCCACGCCTTTACAATAAGTGCTGAGGGCTTCAAAATCCTTAACCGCAATTTTAATCTCAGGGCGCTTTGCTCTTGTTGTGTTAGCCATAAAACAACCTCCATAATTTATTGGATGAGTTAATACTACCCTATTTAGTTGTGATTGTCAATCCTTAATTTATTGTTTTTATTCTTTAATTTCCTCTTGGATAATGGCAACTTGTTTTTCTAACTGATAAGTGCGCTCAATCAGATTATTATGCTTATTAACCTTTTCCTCTAATTGCTTTAATCTATACTCAATCAAAGCCATATTTTTTCTATTTGCTATCCAAGAACCACCTAAAGCGCCAATCATTCCTAAGACAGCAACAATAATAGCCTACATCAAAGTATCCTCCTTAACTAAAGTAAATAATGACACATCCCTAAGCGCCAGAAGAACCAGAAGAACCAGAACCACCAGAGCCACCAGCACCAGCATATACTTGGCAAACGTCATTTTCATAGGGGAAAGTAGTGCCCCCTGGAAGGTAAATGTCTTCAGCAAAGATAGCACAACCACCAGAAGCACCGCCTCCACCTCCACCGCCATTTCCTCCATTACCACCATTACCATAAGTAGTAGGAGCACTTGGAGCAACAGCAGAAGCACCTTTACCACCAGAAGCAGACCAAGCTTTAAATCTTGGAGACTATTGAGAACCATTTATCCTTGAGTAATTACCTGTAGCAGAATTATTACCAGCAGAAGCACCACCAGAACCGCCACCACCAGCAACAACACCAATAGTAGAGTTGTTATAACCTATTGTTCCTTTGTTTTGTGTGTAAATAGTTCCGCCTTTATAAGTAGTGCCTTTGTAAGTAACACTACTACCATTTTTAGCGTCATTATAATACCAACTATAATTTCTTGTTCCTGTTACTCTGGTTATTTCAAATCCATCACCGCCGTCACCGCCAGCAATACCATCTTCACCAATAACGGCATAAGTAGCATTGGTAAATGTGTTTGTGTAACCAGTAGAAGAGGAAGAACCAGTAGCAGAAGAAGCAGTAGTGCCATTGTAAGTGAATGTAGTATTTCCACCTGCTGAACCTGCGGTATTGGTAGAACCACCCGCACCACCTGAACCAATGCTAATAGTAAATGTGTCAGTTAATTTTGGAATGATAAAATCTTTCTAAAAGATTTTGCCACCACTACCAGCCGTGCCACCTGAACCACCAGCACCGCCAGAACCATTACTTGCTATATCATAACCCTATTGTTTTTTAACAGAAGCAGAACCGCCAGCTCTACCAGACGAACCATTTTTACCACCTTTACCGCCCGTTCCGCCACCAATACAAACAACTCTAATGTTTCTATGTGTAGCGCCAATGCCTGACAAAGTATAACTACCGCCCGCACTAATTACTGTGCTCTTGGTATAATCATAAGTCTTAATTGAAACGGTAATTGGTTGATTTGCGGTTTGGGTAATTCCGCCCTCTGTATAAGAAACAACAATTTGAGTTGTTCCATAAGGCAAAACGCCACTTGGGGAATAAGTATAAGTTGTAATTACTTTATTTGTGTTATCAGAATAATAAGCGGTTATTTCCATCCCCTAAGTGTTAAATGATTCAGTATCATAATAGGATTTATATGTTGGCTCTTGGGTAATTGCTATTGAAGTTAGATAGATAATAATAATAGTCAATGTAGCCGTTTTAGTAATTCCCTTTTTAGTATAAGATACTGTAATTGTTGTATCATCTTTTCCAAGAGCGGAAGTAGGTGTGTAAGTATAACCTCTAATTGCTTTACTACTTCCATCATCAAAACTGGCAACAACAACCATACCTGTATTATCAAAAAACTCACCTGCTCTATAAGTCATTTTATCAGGATTAGTTATTATAGAAATGCCTGTAAGATTTGGTGTATTTCCTATTGTTATCTCTTGGATAGTTGTTTTAGTAATTCCATCCTCAGTATATGAAATTGTAATTTCCGTATCATCATTACTGCTTACTGTTTGCGGACTGTAGGTGTAATTCTCTACAACCTTGCTTGAACCGTCTGAATAATAGGCTTCTAATACCATACCAGCAAGGCTAATAGTTTCCCCAATCTCATAAGCAGTTTCATCAGGTGGAGTTGTAATTGCTATTGTCTTTAATAAGTTCTTAACTACAACGTTTAATTCTGTGTTCTTAACAACTCCCATTTCTCTATAAGTAATAATTACTTTGGTTGTATCCTTAGTAAGAACACTTGGGCTTACTGAGTAGTTTTTAACAATGGCTTTGTTTCCATCATCATATGTGGCTTCAATAACCATTCCTGTCTTATCAAAGTAATCCCCTGCTTCATAAGTTGTCTTATTGGGTGGAGTTTTAATAGCAATACTTACTAACTCTCTACTACCATAAATAGGCGGTGGATTATAGCCCAATCTTACTTCGACTTCACCTTTGGTTATCTGCTGTCCAAAAGTTCCCTCAATGCTCTTAATAATACCTGTGCTTTCCTCTTCAAACTGATTTGGCATAGTTAGATTGTCTAAGGGCTTTTCATCATTTAGAACTATTGAGCCTGATAAAGTGCTCGGTGTATCACAGTAAGCCATAACCTTTTCAGCAACAGAATTAGAATTTGCTAAAGTAACTAATGTTGCTTCTTCTACCTTGGCAACTTTTTCTTTGCCTTGGTAGTTTTCTTTATCTCTGCTCACAATCAATTTTGAATGTATGTAAGGCTTTCCTTTAATGGTAGCACTTGCGGAAGAAGAGACAACCGCATAATTCACACCTACTTCATTGTTAAGCAAGGTGCAACCTGAAAAAGTAATACTGTGGTGTGGTTCATCCCAAGTAATAATTGCTCCATTATCAATTACATATCCTTTTGGACTTGTAAAGCTACTTCCTACAATTTCACCAACATAAATATCCTCAGCCTAAGCATTATCAACCTTGCTAAATTGATGCTCTATGACTTCAATTCTGCTTGCGGGCGCGTTGTAGGTTATCTTACCTGAATCATAAACTCTATTGGCAGGGATTCCAGTAGGAGTATCAACCGTAAGAGTAGAGAAGTTGATAATACCATCTTTCTTTTTAACACAACCTCCAACAGCAAAGAGAAGTTGCTTTAAGTTATCTCTTCTTGTGGCTACTGGCAACCAACCATAAACCTTAATCTTAGAAAAGATACTGTGCTCAGTATAAGTTATCTTACCACCAATAATGTCTTTAATAATATCACTTGCTGACTGGCCTGAGTAAATACCGCCATAGTGGTTTGTATCATCCAATAGGCCAATAGCAGATTGAAGTGAGAAAGTGTATTCATATTTGCTGTTTCTCTCTACGTCTTTAAGATAGTAGCGGGCATATAATTTATCATCTTTATAGTATTCAACCTCTGAACCATAAGTAAAGGAGATAAGAGAGGGTGTTGCCCTCTCATATCTCACTTTAACAGTCATTGTGTCTATACTTAATTCATCTTCTAACAAACTTGTTTCATTATAGAATGAACCCTCTATGATTTTCCCCTCTCCACTATCAGCCTAATCCGTAAAGGTTAATGTGGTATTTTTATCGTATTTGTATATAACTTTGTTCATTCAATTACCTCTCAATCAAAGGAAAACTAATACCCGTCCAATATTCAACACCGTTCTTTATCATCAGAAATTCAGCAGGAACATTATTGCTATAAGCCTAATAAGTTCTTGTGGTGTTGGTCTTTGGATTAGTAACAGTAAGACTTACATATTCAGGCTCAATCAAAGAAAGCAAAGTTGCGGTTTCCTATGAGGTTAAAGGACGGCAATTAACCGTCCATTTATCCTTTGTTGCTACTCTGTCTCTATACATTGTTCCATCTAAAGCACGGCCCGCATTTGGCCCGTCTAAATCGTTTCTTGTGTATTGTAATCCTCCATTGGCAATATAAGAGGTAATATCAGTGCCATTAATTTTAAAAACCATTTACTTACCTCCTTAAACCATAACAAGGGACGTTCCCATTTGTTTCTTTTGTGCGGTCTGCTCCTTAGTAATGCGTCTTGTAACCTTTGCTGTATCCATATAAACATCCATATTTTTATCATCTACACTCTTGGAGATTTGGTTTCCAATAGCAAAGATAGCGTTAATAAGACTGGCATTAGCATCTTCCATTGTCTCCCTCATAAGAGACTGTGGGGTTACTATTTCAGGGTTATTAGAAGCACCTGTGTATTCACCCATTAAACCTACTGTTGGGCTACTAAGAACACCGCCGTTAGCAAAGGCTCTCATTTGTGGAATATTAATATTTTTTGCTTGATTCTTTAAGTTAATCTTACTATTGGTGTTAAAGGTGTAAGTGTTCTTTTTCTTTTTATCCTTACCAAACAAATCATTGATAGCATTTCCAAGATTATTAATGCCTTCAATTAATCCATCAATAAAGCCCTCAAAAACACCGCTAATAGCATCAAGAATACCTAAGACAATTTCCTTGATTCCTGTCCAAGCCTTTTCCCAGTCACCAGTAAAAACACCTGTTAAGAAGTCAATTATGCCTGTCAAAACATCAGCAATTCCGCCTATGATAGAAGCAATCATTTCAATACCGCCAACTAATACACCAAGGACGGTAGAAATAACTACACCAACAACCTTAATAATTTCCCCAAGAACAACTGATAACTTATCCCAAATATCTTTTACTGTATCCCATAAATCAGTAAGAGAGGGTTTGAGAGTGTTTTCCCATAGTTCTTTAATTCTATCTACTAATGGTTTTAAATGCTCTTCCCATAGTTCTTTTAATACATTAACAATCTTATCAATAGTAGGTTTAAGGTTGTTGTTCCATAAGTCCTAAATGGAATTTCTAAACTCTTCATTGGTGTTCCAAAGATGAACCAATAGAGCAATAACCGTAGCAACAGCAACCGCAAGCAAAGCAAACGGGTGAGCGCTAATAATAGTCCATAGTTGACTAAAGCCAGCGCCTACAGATTTAACGGTTGATTCTAATATCTAAAGTCCCCCACCAGAACCACCAATAGCAGTCATTGAAGCAGTCCATTCAACTCTCATAGCATCTAAGATAGATTTAAATGGAGTGAATAAGTGCGTATTGAGTGCGGTTTTGAATGGGGTAAAGAATATCATATCTAACTTTTCAAAAGCCAGTTTAAAGGGTTCAGTAATAAAATAGCCTAAGTCACCCTCTGAATTACCCTCTTTGATAATTTGCTTTAAGCCTTTCCAAGCATTACCCGCCTAATCTGTGCCAGTTACAAAGCCCATTAAACCATCTTGGATATTGAGAAATGCTTTTGCTGTGAGTGTTCCACCTGCTATTAATAACAAATCAGTTATAATGCTCTTTAATGTTTCAGGCTTCATATTAATAAGGCTTGTGGCTATGCCCTATAAAGCATCATTGATAATGGTTAAAGCATTTGCTAAAACATCCCAAGTGATTTTTAATAAGTTTCCTATAATCTTGCTGATAGGTTCAACAATCTCACCTAATGTAGTTCCAAACTAAGCAATATTATCTTTGTTGGTAGTAAACCAATCCGACCATCCTTTGATTATTCCAGTAGCCCAAGTAAGCATACTATCAGCAACGTCTCCAATGGCCTAAACCAAAGGACTTAAACCAACATTATAGAAATTCTCTAAGGCAGGAACAACCGCTCTTGTAATACTGCTTGCTAACTCTGTAAAGGCTTCAACTAAACCTAAAACATCATTACCCAATCTACCAATATCTAAATCATTAGCAATATCAATTCCAATAGTGATAATGAATGAACCCCATCCAGCAATGGTATCAAGTAGATTCTTTCCTATGTTTTGTAAATTATTTTTAGCTTTCTCAGTATCAAAGTTAATCTCTAACTTGGGGATTGTGCTTTGCCACTTATTAAGTATTTCCTGACAATCTTTTACAAACTATTCTAAGCGGGTTTTAACGCCCTCTGTTTGTGTCTCATCAATCTTAAAATCAGCAATGTTTCCTGCTCCAATGTCTGAGCCTGTATTACCGGAATCAGGCTTTTTTTCTTCCTCTTTTGGATTTAATACATTTAGTTCATCAAAACCCGCTATTGTTCTGGATAACTTTTTGGCTGTGTTATTAGCATCCCCCAAGCCCGCATCTAAATCACCTGCTGAACTTGCTGAATCCTTAATGGTGGTAGACATATTGTTTGTGGTCTTACCGCCAAAAACCTTTGTGATAGCGTTTCCAATAGAGATAAGAGAAGCCAACATTTGATTCAAGGCTTTTACCATTGGAGTAAGTATTTTAATTAAACCGCTACCTAAAATGCCTAAAAACTGCGTCCATTGCTCTTTAAGTAAGCGGATTTGGTTAGCCCAACTACCTGACGTTCTGGCAAAGTCCCCTTGTGCGTTCTTAGTAGCATTGAGAACATAATTGTATCTTAGAGCAACCTTTTCAGCCTGAGACATTGCTTGGTAACTCTTTTTAATACCTTGTGATAAAGCAAATGCTTCTAAATTAGTCTCAGTAAGAACAATACCAAATTTCTTTAAACTTTCTGTCTCTCCTGTAAATATTGAATTTAATGCGGTTTGGGCTATATCCTATCCAACATTGTAGAAAGATGCCATATCACCCGCCAACGCAGTTAATTGAAGAGACATATTCTTTCCTGCTTCTTGTGCTATATCCATACCATTAGACATAGCCATAAAAGTAGATGCCATTCTTTTAGCAGTCAAAGCGCTCATACCATAACTTCTAACAGCGGTATTAGCAAATGCTTCAACCTAATCAGCCATAGAGCCAAATGAAACATCTACCACGTTTTGAACTTCCTCTAAATCAGAAGCCATATTGATAGCTTGCTTACTTAATAAGCCCAACTATCTTATAATCAGAGCAAATCCTACACCCTTAAATATATTCTTAAAAGAATTATTTATTTTCTTACAAGATTTGTCTGTTGTTTTCTCTAATTTTTGAAGTTGCTATTGCGTTTGGTTAATCTGCTTTTTCAATCCAGCGGTTTCCGCAGTAATAACAACTTTTAATTCTTCAACTGTCAATTTTTCACACCCCTCTATTTATTATGGGCTATGGCAAAGTCAATCATTTGTTCCTTGTAAATCATCCAACTCTTATCCTCTTCTATTGGCTTTTCCTCTTGGAATTGAGTAGGATAAAGTTCATTGATATCAGGTATCTATTTACCAGCCAAAGAACAACCAACAAATGTAGCAACCATTGAAGCCAAATTATAGTTGCTTGCTAATATTTCCTTTGCCCTTATTTCTTCTTTCTCTTGGAATGTCTTTATAAGTAAGTCAATCTCACCTATAGTCATATCCCAATAGTCAAACAATGAAACACCACACTTTAATGCTATGGGGAGTAGTTGTTGAAATAGTTCTGTGAGAGTATCAGGGGTTTTCTAATTACTCTCACTTGTTAGTTTTTTTCCTCTTCATCCTCAACTTTAAAGAATCCGCTCACTTTGAATACGTCCATAAGGATAGGAACTAAGTCCATCATTGTATTTCCATCATCAACAAACTTATCATATAACTCATAAGTCTTATCAATGGTCATACCGTGGTTGTATGCGGACAGGGATGCTTGAAAGATGCTAATAAGCACGCTCAAATCAGGAATTGAACCATCCTCAGCAATCTTAGCAAAGACGTTTAGAGGGTTAGTTCCAAGTTTCTTTTCTAAATCAACACAAGCCTTAGCATTAAGTCTTGCTTTGTAATCAGTTCCATCAATAGTAATAGTAGTATATAACATAACAAAATCTCCTTTGAGTTTAATAGTAAAAAAGAGGGGCTATTATATTAATAACCCCTCATTCCAATCAAATAGTAGGATTGGTTACAGCAATATCACTATTAAGTGTGATATTTGCGGTAAAGGTAATAGCATTATTAACGCTTGCGCCATCAATAGAAGTAGTTACTTCACCAGAGAAAGCAAACTCAGTGTTATCAGGGAAAGTAACTTTCCAATCAACAACGCTTCCTGCTTCTTCTAATCCACGGACAATGCGGTAATTGGAAGTAGCACCGCTATTGTCATAGAGGAACTTAAAAGCCAAATCGCCAAAATCCTTTACACCATTAATATACTTTTTATTGCCGTCTGCTAAAACAGTAACGTCAACCTTTTCAGCAGTTCCGCCTAAATCAGGGCACTCTTGGAGATTGAGAATCTCTTCATAAGTAGAACCCTATTTCTTGTAAGATAATTTAATACCCTTGGTTAAAATACCAGCCATAAAAAAATCTCCTTTTCAAAAATCAATTTTCATAACCCATAGCTTGATAGCCTAAGATTAATTCTAATTGTTCTGCTCCATAAGATAACTCATTGTAAGAAGTTCTTTTGAACCCCTATTTGCGCATCACTTTATCAATCTTATCTAAGTATGGGGTTAAATCACCTAACCGCTTACCCCACAATTTAATGTTGTAAGATAATCGGCTATAAAGCAAAGTGTCTCCCTCCAAATCCGCATAATTACCTGCTTCAATGTAGGTAATACAAGGAGTAGGAGTTGAGCCATTAACAAATAACTCATAATAAACGGGCAAGCCCAATGTTTCCAAATTGCTTTTTAGAGTTGGTTTATAGTCAATCACTTTAACTTCACTCCTTTTTTAATTTGCTCTTTAAACATCTTTTCTATTTTCCTGCGGTTTTCCTCTAAGGCAGGTTGTAAGTAAGGCTAAGGGTGTTGACCTATGGTAGAGTGCCATTCACCTTTAGCATCTTTGTATTTCCATCTATCCTATCTACCATTTCCAAGAGAGGAATAAATACCTGTGCCAAACTCAACATAAGGAGCATATTCGACATTAGTTCCTACAACTCCTACAAGTTCATTTGGATTATCTTCTATGTAATGGGTAATGGAGTTTCTTAAAAGCCCATTATCAACAGGACATTTTATCTTTGCTTCATTCTCTACCAAAATACAAGCCTGCTCCATTGCCTAATTTACATTATCCAACTTTTCTAACTTACTTATTAATTTGTCTAAGTTTTCAATAGCCATTATTACACCCTCTTCATTAAGATTTGGTGTAATCTTGAAGTAGGAATAACATACAGCACCTTATAAATATCATTGCCAACTTGAACCTAATCTTTATCAGTAATCAAAGCATCCTTAGTAAGTCCAATAGTAGAAACATCCGTATATCTAACATCACTTGTATTGCTTTGCTGATAAAGCTTTACCACCATTTCTACTTCTCTTTTGGATTCACCCATAATAGGCTAACCATACTCATCTAATCCAGAAGTATAAGAAGTAATGATTGCGGTTTGCCACTCTCTATTAATCATATGGTAATTAACTTTCTTTGCGATTTAAGGGCGCGCATAATACTTTCAGGGTAGTCAGTGGAATACCCAAAACTAACTCCTGAGTATCCCTCTGAATCTAACCCCTCTGTCCCTAACCTGTTATATTTATATACTACCATTGAAATAATGGTGGAACTCAAATTATCAATACTATCTTGGTGTGTGTAATTTAATGCTTCTTCAATAGCCTATTCAATAAGTAATGTTAGTAAATCGTCCTTAGTATCATCTTTAATACCTAATATCAACTTGAATTTATATAATTATTCCTCTAACTTTCCCTATTTTACAGGCTTTCCCGCCTGTTCATTAGTGAAATGATATGTAGTTTCCCTTATTTTTGCCCTTATGAGATAATCACAAGGGAAATAAGGGAAATTTTTTAGTCATTGCCTACCACTTTATCAAGAAGCCGAACCGATTTTCGTTTCGCATCTCTTGTGGAGTGAGCATAGACGTTCATTGTGGTACTGACATCTGAGTGTCCTAACAATTCCTGCACATCTTTTGGGGCAGCTCCATTTGCTAAAAGGTTGCTTGTATAGGTGTGACGTAACTGGTGGAAATGAAAGCCTTCAAATCCCTCTAATGTTTTTGCCACCTTTCTGCATACCGTCCCCAAAGTAGTCGGAAGTTCCAGACAACCATCCGGTCTTAAGCAGACGAAAGAAATTTCTTTATAATCTGCCGGGACTTCCTCTGTTCTGTCTAAGCAGTAATATTCGTAGTACACTCTGTTTTTCTCTTTGACCTCTTTGTAGTAGTTCGTGTGATAAAGTTCTCCGTACTGCATTCGATTTTTTAACTGCTCTTTCCGGGCATTACGGAAAATCTCTACCAGCGTATCTCCAAAATCAACAATCCTCACTTTTTTCCGCTTGGTTGGTCCGATGATATATTTGCGCTTTGAGCCATCATATCGGATGCTGCGTCTTATGGTAAGGCATTGTTCTTCCAGATTTACGTCCTGCCATGCCAAACCACAGGCTTCTCCAATACGAAGCCCGGCATAATAGGCTATCTGGATTGGAAGTATTGCGGCTGGGTTCTTTTTTTGAAGATACGCAAGCAGTCTTTCATAATCTTCTCGTGAAATTGGTTGGATATTTCCGTCCATGTCCTCATCCGAAAACAAATCAACTTCGTCCGTCTGATACCGCAGTTTAATATACTGCATGGGATTGAACGTAATATACTGTTTTGGAAATACTGCAAAGCGGAAGGACTGCTGCATGACTGCGGAAAAAGAATGGATGTAATCTTTGCTGTAACCCTTTCTCTCTTTTCCGTCGGGATGAACTCCCCCGAAGGAAAGCAAATCAAAAAAGGATTGCAAATGCTCAGAGGTTACATTTTTTAATTTCCGTTCTGCCAGCGGATGTTTCTTAATATTTCGGATTGTTCCGAGGTAATTCTCCACAGTACCATTGCTGAGCGTACCTGTTTTTAATTCCTCCTCTGCCCACACATCCAGAAGTTGTCCGACTGTGAGATTTTCCGCTTTGGCAACAAATTTCTTTTTCTCATAATCATCCATTGCCTGACGGAGCAGCTTTTCAGTTTCACTTTTGCTTTCTGTTCCAACGCATTCTTTCTGAACAAGATTGCCGCTTGCGTCCTCTACATAGAAGCGGTAGTACCATTTCTTTCCTTTTTTTCTTACAGATCCTTTTGCCATAATCGTGTGTCTCCTTTCGATATTAGACAATCGGAACTGATGAAATGCTTCGTGCGTGTAAGTATATCATAACTCCGGTTGTCTTACTATACCGATTCGGAATCTTCGTATAAGACTTCTGATAAAAGATTTGCAAGCCTTTGTTCTGCTGTTTTTGGTTTCTTGGAATAGAGCCTTACAACGTCTGCCATCTCATTAAAAGCATTGATGGTGTGAGTGATTTCCCTTAAGAACATAATCTCATTATATTCATCATTCGATTCAAACCCTATTGTTTTGGCAATATCCGTCTGACCAGCATTCCCCTTGAAGTTTTTGCAGGCGAACTGAAAGGAATCCAAAAACAGACCATATTGTTTTAACATCAGCAGTAATAAATCTTTTGAAAAAGCATCTTCTTCTTTGGTAAGGGCAAGCGGTAACTGTTCCAGAATATCTCCCATCGCATCACGAATCTGTAACTCTCTCTTATCCGTAATGTCGGTTTCATATTCATCTGTTTCCCCTTTGAGCCATTCCACAGATACATGGAGTGCTTCCGAAAGACCTTCCAGCACCATTTTTTTCGTATTGTCAATCGAACCATTCTCATAACGCAGGATTGTAGAAGCGGTAACCCCCATCTTTTCTGCGACATAAGGCTGTGTCAGATTCAATTCCAGACGGCGCTGTTTTACTCTGCTGCCTATCAGCTTGCGTAGTTCTTTATCTTTCATGCTGACTGCCTCCTTTTTCGGTATGTATGAATTATAGCATTGTTTTTCTGAAATTGCAATATGCAATATAAAGTTTATTTTTGACATTTCGTAACGCTTGACAAAAAGATGTGAAAAGGATATACTTACATCACAAGAATTGCATAATGCAATTTATAAGGAGGTGATTATATGACGCAAAGAAAAATTGCATTATCCATCGAAGAAGCTGCCGACTATACGGGAATCGGCAGAAACACCTTAAGACAGCTTGTAGAATGGAAGAAACTTCCAGTATTAAAGGTTGGTCGCAAAGTCCTGATTAAAACCGATATTCTGGAAATGTTTATGGAAGCGAATGAAGGTCGTGATTTGAGGGATAGAGGAAATGTAAAAGCCGTAACAAGAACTGCGGCAAATTAAAAAGGCGGCTTCCAAAGAAACCGCCAAAGGTTCTATCAGACCGAAGCCATGATATACCTACACGCAAGAAGATTATACCATGTGCTTCTTCTGATACGCAACCGAGAACTTATGTTTGCAAAAGAAAGGAGAATGTAATAATGGCAAAATCAACAAAAAGTTATGAAGAACGAATGCTTGAAATGGAAAAGAAGGAACAGGAAAGCCTTGAAAAAGCAAAACGATATGCAGCACAGAAGAAAGAACTTCTGAAACGAAAGAAAGCCGAAGAAAGTAAAAAACGAACCCATAGGCTCTGTCAGGTTGGCGGTGCGGTGGAATCCGTTCTTGGTTCGCCTATTGAGGAAGAAGACATCCCAAAGCTGATTGGTTTTCTGAAAAAGCAGGAAGCCAACGGGAAATTTTTCTCAAAGGCAATGCAGAAAGAAACAAATACCGATATGGAGGAAGTGTAATGGCGGAGGGGATGAGTTTTTCATTCCCTTCATTGCTTTTTCATGAAGGGCGCACTTATGGACAACCAGAGGTCGTCCCAATAAGTTTGCCACAAGTGGCAACCGGTCTGCGCTCACGCTTGCCGGGCTCGTTCCGTCGGCGGGGCTTTCAGCCAGACCTGCTCATGCCG